ATTTTTTCTCCGGCGCGGTTTCGATTACAGGCGCGACCTTGCACGCCTGCTTGAGCGCCATCAAATCGCGACCCATCGCAAACCAATCCGCAACATCGCCCTTTGCGGGTAGCCCTTGCAGTTCGACGCGCTTGATCTCCTTCGCGACGGGGAATAGCTGCTCGATCACGAGGTCCGCGTGCCGCGCGCCCGGTTCATCGTTGTCGGGCAGCACGATCACACGCCTGTCCGCGAAGAATTGGTTCAACGGTTTGCGCCACTTGCCCGCGCCGCCGTGCGAGGTGGTAGCTACCAACCCGTGCTTCGCGAGAATGTCAGCGCACTTCTCGCCCTCGACTACGAATACCGGCGCTTCTGGATTAGCGAGCAGGTCGGGCAGTCGGTACGGAAGCGGCTCGACCCCTTCCATCTTGTACACCCAATCGTCACCATTTGGTCGGCGCTGCAAAAACCTACGCGGCTCGTAACGCAAAACTTGGTATCGGAGTTCCCCGTCTGCGTCGAAATAATCATAGACTTTCGAGAGCCATTCGCGGGGGCGTAGTTTCTCTGCTTGCGGGCCAGCGATTCCAAACTTGCGCTGCAACACCTGCGAGACGCTGCTAAGACTCGCGCCTTCACTCCGCTTAACCAGATCGACAACGCCGCCTCCTTCATTCTTTTCAAAATCAAACCACGTTCCCTTACGCATATCGACGCTGCGGCCACCCTTGTTGCCCCACCGCCATTCGCTGCCGCGCTTCGCGTCAGGCTCGCCCCAGTAATGGGTGACGACCTGCTCCATGTAACTTGCAATGTTATCTGTCATGTTTCTGTCCCTGAAAAAGGCGGGCAGCATATAGCCGCCCGCCCTTCATTGTCAAAACAGGTCGTCTTCGCCAGCCTGCTCTGCGGCAGGTTCCGGCTCCACGGTGACGCCAGCACTCATCTCGCTGGGGCGATCCACCCACGACACGATCTTCCAGTTCGGCACCTTGGTGCGCTTTTCACCCTGCGGCGTTTCAAACCTTATAGTTTCCGTGCTTTCGATCTCGACCACCGGCAGCTTGCCAGCGTTCGCGCCACGCTCTGCCTCGAACTGATTATGCAACTCATTCATTTTGCGCAGCACGGTCTTTGCGCTGTGCGAGAACTCACGCAGCCCCATCTCCTTGTTGTAGACGCGCAACCGGAAAGAGTCCTTGTGTTCAGCGGACGGGCGCTCCGGCATCACCTCTCCAACTCGCACCATGCGAAAATCAGGCGCTTCACCGCGCTTGATCCTGCTATAGCCCACCTCGATTGCGTCGAGGTCAGCGACGAACTTAACGGGGAACGAAACTTCTTCCTCGTTCTGAATCCATGAGCCGGACATATCCTGCTCGCGATCCACGCGAACCATGTCGCCAGTATTGGCATCAAATTTTACGATGGGGATGATGTCGCCCGACGGCTTGCTTTCAGTTGGAAATCCTAGTCCCATTACCTTTTCCTTTTCGTTGAATCACGCTCAAACCATTTTGAACGCTTCGATTGGGAAGTGTGCGACCGGCTCGACATCATCGTCATCGCCCCGGTCCCAACGCCCTCCCATTGTTACCTCGAACGGTGTTGCAAAATTGCACCAGTACAAACCGTCGAGGTACTGCACCAGCAGAACGGATCGCGTCTCGCTCACCTCTGCCAACTGCCTCGCAGCCATGACCTTGCCCAGCGAAATTATCAACGTCGGGTAGGAATCATGGCGATTGTTTCGTGTCTTCACCTCTGCAAACCCGCGCAGCTTGCCATCGCGGAACATGGCGAAGTCCAGCCGATAAGAAATCGGTAGCTTCCGCAGTTCGATTCCGCGTTGCGCCATGCGCTCCGCAACCTTGCTCTCGTTTACAAGGTCGCGTGGTCGTTCATATCTGGGTCGCACAGTAGTTCCCTCGTCACCATGCAGAAGGTCGCGAAGTCTAGCTCCACCTTCCACTTCCAGTCATATCCCCCAGTTCCCTCGCACATCTTTTCAAACGCGGCGATAGGAATCACACACCTTACAGGCGCGCGATCAAATTTGTAAATCAGGCACGGCAATAGATTGAAGTTGCAAGCCGCCGTGCAGGCTTGCTCCCACCACTCGTCCTTCGCTTGCTTGCCAGCAGCGTAACGCTTGCACTCAATGACGAACGGCCAGTTGTCGCACTCGACCGGGCGCAGATCGCCCAGTTCTTTCTGGCGATACTGCTCGATCTCGCGCACGAACTTGATGCCCAACTCGTCGAGCAACATCGACGCGACCTCGCGCTCAAACGACGCACCCTTCGCTCTGCCGTTGACCATCAGCCCTTGGCCGCGTCGATCATCCGGTCAATACCGCTTCGCGTTTCCTGCGTCTCCGCAAGACGCGCCAGCGCGAGATGCAGTATCTCGTCAGCCAATGCGGACATGCTTCGGTGCGCACTTTTTTCTACAGCGTCGCGCAACATCTGGTGTGTCTCTGTGCGGAGACGCAACATGCAGGGTTTGTACTCGCTCATCACAAATTTCCTTGCCGTTTGCCCTTGCGGGCTGTGCTTTCGTTTCTATATAACACTGATAGCAACGCATCTGCAAGGAGGGAAACACCATGACAAACCGCAACACCGGGGACCGCAACACCGGCCCTGCGTCGCAAGAGCATCAGAGAGGTTTCCGCCGCCATACGCGCCAGAGACACGGAGGGGGAGTGGCAATGAAAAAGGCAATCGTGCCGGTAGAGGCGACTGAGGAAATGCATGACGCGGCGTTCGTTGACGAGAACGGTGCCGCAGAATCCAATCCGTACATGCCAGACGCTTACAAGCGAATGCTCTCCACCCGCCCTCCTGTGTCTGAGGAAGTGGTGGAGCGATGCGCTCGCGAGGCGTGGCTTGCAGAATGTGATGCGCTTGGTGTTGAACCGCAGGATGATGCAAGGGGCTACAAGGTGCGCGTAGGTGTCTACCAAGCAATGACTCGCGCCATCATCAAGGAACTGAACAATGGCTGAACTCACCGCACTCAAAGACCTCGAAGCCTTGCTTGTCGGCCCCGTCCACGCAACCAGCCACCACCGACACAGGGACATGAGTAGAGGAGAAGAAGAGGGAATTTCCGAGATCAATGTGGGCCATTGGATGGGACTACGGGACTGAAGGAAGGTTTAGACATGAGCAATTTTGCAAAGATCACTGAACACGACAAGTACGTTCTGTATCTCCGCGTCTCGACGGACAAGCAGGGTAAGTCTCGCCTTGGCCTCGAAGCGCAGCAGACGATGGCCGCGCCATACATGGATCGCGTCATCGCGACTTACACCGAAGTCGAGAGCGGCAAGAAGGATGACCGCCCTGAACTCGATAAGGCGCTCGCACACTGCAAGCGTGAGGGCGCTGCGATCCTGATCGCGAAGCTGGACCGCCTGTCGCGTAGCGTGTCGTTCCTTTTTCGCTTGCGCGACAGTGGCGTAGAGATTGTCGCCGCTGACATGCCGGGCATGGGCACACTTGAGTTCGGCATCCGCGCTGTGTTCGCGCAGCACGAGCGGGAGGAGATTAGTCGGCGCACAAAAGCTGCGCTGGCTGAGAAGAAGGCGCGGGGCGTAAAGCTAGGTTGCCCCACGCCACGCAAGGGTGGAGCCGCTACGTCCGCCACGATCAAAAAGAAGATGGAGACAGTGTGTGCGCGGGCGTTACCGCTTGCACAGAAACTCCGCGCTCACGGCGAAAGCTATCGCGCTATCGCCGCAACCCTGAACGAAACCGGCATCCCTGCCTATGGTAAGCAGTGGCATGACACGGGCGTTCGTAACATGCTGGAGAACTACGCATGACTACGTTTCAAAAAATGCTGGCGATGCACATCATCAACGCCACACCACCGTCGCGCCATTACGTCGCCGCGCCTTGGGGCGGGCTTGCAATGGCCGCGACCATCGCTTTCGTAATCGGCTTTATCCTCGGAGACCTTATCTAATGGTTGGCAAACTTACACCGGACGACATCGCAACCGCATCCACGCTGCCCGCGATCATGGGCATGTCTCGCTACAAGACGCCCAACGATGCGTTGCGTGATGCCATCGAAGCAATGGAAGGCACGCGCGAGGACACATGGACCGGCAATGAAGCAACGCGCTGGGGTGATCGGCTCGAAGGCACGATCATTACAGAGGCAGCGGATCGCCTTGGCTTGAAGGACTTGTGCCTTGAGTTCCCCAAAGCCTTCTTCCATGACAGCCTGCCGTTGGCCTGCTCACTCGATGGCTCTGCCGTAGGTGATGGCGTCATTACGACCAGCGTTGAGCGCGGTATCTACTGCATGAACGCCGACCGCATTGACCTGAGCGGCACGGGCATCATCGAGAGCAAGCTAACATCTGCTGCGCCCGAAGATGTGCCACCGCCCTTCCGTGGCCCGTGGCAGCTACAGGCACAGATGATGTGTACCGGGCACAAGTGGGGCGTCGTCGCCACATTCTACCGTGCCATTGAACTGCGCTTGTTCGTGTATCAGTCAGACGAGGTAATGCAGAAGCGCATCACCGCAGCCGTGCATGAGTTTGAAGATCGCAAGCGCAATCGCGATTGGTATCCCGTCGCGTCCAGCGATGATGCAGACCGTGCCTATGCGCGTGTCGATGACGGTGCGCCGGACATTGACTTGTCCTCATTCCCTGATGGCGACCGTATGTTGGCTGAGTTGGTTGAGGCCAAGGAAGCCAAAGCCGCAGCGGAGGCGCGCATTGATGACGCGCAAGCCGCGATCAAGGAGATCATGGGCAGCCAC